CTACGAAAACAAAATCATCACTGGTGTTATCTCAGACAACCAGATGTATTCCAACTTCGTGAAATGGATTAAACGCGACACGAAACTCGAAGCAAAGATTCGTCAACAGGCAACACAAGTGATCGTCCCTGATCTCTCTCAGCTACAAGCAGACAAGGGGGATTGGTAATGAGCAATATTCACAATATCAACATGGAGCAATGTGTACTTGCTGCACTGATAACAGTTGAGAACTCATTTGAAGTCGTGAGCGGTGATCTTGATGCAGATTGTTTCTTCTCTGAACGACACAAACAAATATTCAAAGCAGTATCGCAACTTGCTACAGAGTGTAAGCCGTACGATGCGGTAATGGTTGAGCAAAAACTCAAACAGGAAAATGTACTGCATCTGATTGGCGGTGAAGAATATCTTGTGAGATTGCTACAAGATTCGCCATCAAGTTTTTACAACCTGAGTACCTATGCTGCTGAACTCAACAAATTTAAATCGCATCGAGAAGTGCAAAAAATTGGAGAGAGCATTGCTCAGATCGCGCAAGACTTAACAATCCCTGATGTTCACATTGCTGCCGAAAATCTTCTTGATGGATCTACAGCGTCAGACAAGGTTGAAAAATCAAGTTTCACTTTTGAAGAAGCACTGGATCGTGCAAGCACACGATTGATTGAGAAAGCTGAAGCTAGAGCAAAAAAAACATTCACAGGCGTACAGTTTAATCTTAAACATCTGGATAGCTTGATCGGAACGATCCAAAAGGGTCATTTTTGCGTGATTGGCGGCCGCCCGGGTTCAGGTAAGTCTACACTCGCTCAAATGCTGGCTTTGCAAACCGCATTCAGGCATGAAGAAGCCGTTTTGTTCATCTCGGCAGAAATGGACGTTGAAACACTGACAAATCGATGTATCTCAGCATTGACCGATATTCCATACGACAACATTCACAACGCCGAGCTATACGACGGAATGCTTCAAGACTTTGCTCGCGCTAATGATCAATTCAAGCGATTGCCAATTCACATTGAAGACAAGCAAAAGCCAACAATTGCTGAGATTCACTCATACGCACGTAAAGCTAAACGCAAATATAAGCGTCTGGGCTGCATTGTTGTCGACTACTTGCAGTTAGTACGCGACCCAAGCAAAAAAGACCGCTATCAGGAAGTTAGCTCAATTAGCCGTGAACTCAAATCGATGGCCAAGGAGTTTAAATGCCCAGTAATTGCGCTTGTGCAATTAAACCGTGATGCAGAAAAAAGCAAAAGACCTAAGGCATCTGACATCAAAGAATCTGGGCAGATTGAGCAAGATGCAGATCAGATTGTTTTGGCTAATCCAATTTCAGACAATGAAGACCTTCCAACAGGTGTTACGGAGCTGTGTGTTGTTAAAAACCGCCATGGTAAGCGCGGTGTGGTGCGTGTGATTGATCGTTTGGACATTTGTCGCTTTATGAGTGTGAATGAAGCGCAAGGCGGTGCGGCATGAAAAACAACAATCCAACTTTCATCGAAACCGAATTGGGCAAAGAAAAGTTCTGCAAGCACTGTCAAGAGTATTGGCCTGCCGATTCTGAGTTCTGGTACATGATTAAAGACAAGCTCAAGGACGGAACTGTGGTTCATCGCCCTGATTCAGCTTGCAAGGGTTGTTATGACAATGTGTATCGCAAAACCAGAGCTAAGGGCAGTTATCAAAAGAAATCCTTTCACGAGCGAGGTAAAGCCGCATGAGCATGTCAGTAGAAGAATGGTTGGCACAGGGCAATCAAATCACAGTAATTCAAGGATTCACTGGTATTGCCCCGAAGCAAAAATTTAACAATCGTGAAGTGAAGCTGCGTGGTCGAGCTAAAACACAAACTCAGATGCCCAGACTCAATGAAGAACAAGCGAAAGAACTAAGCGACTGGCTAGATGCGAAACTAGGTCGAACTTTGGCTTTAGCGAATTATATGAATTGTTCGGCTACAAAGATCGGACTGATCAAAAATCGTAAAACACCATGCTCTAAAACCCAATTTGAAATGATGAAAAAGGGGATGCGGGCAATTGAGGGCGTTAAGCATGAAAGCACATAAATTTGTAGCAGTACATGGTATTGAGAAAGCTAAAGCGGTTTTGGAGGGTGCGCCAGATTGGTCACGTTATTACAGCACGGTGGATGGTGAATACTATTTGATTGAACTGAATGCAGTCAATCTTAAACAACTCAAACAGGTGGTTGAGAGCTTTGAAAACATAGAGTTTTACGGAGGGTTTGAAGAGGTCAAATTTAAAATTAGACGTGCTGAATTAAACGGCTGGCTCTGTATATCGGTGGCGCACGAAGATGGGTTTGCTGAATGGTATCTAGAAGGCGCAATAAAAGCCATCGCAGATTACGAACTGGTTGGGTCTTACAAGGAGAATCAGCATGTTTAAGGCTGGGGATAAAGTTATTTTAGATAACGGTGATAAAAACATATATCAGATCAATCACTACTCTCACATTGGCAATGGTTATGTAATGAAATGCGGAAAGAGAGCAGCATATAGTCTGGTTCATAGAAAAGCCACACCCGAAGAAATAGCAGCAGGTCGCCGTATCGATAAATGCGAAGTCTTAGACATGGTCGATGTTAGCCCGCTCTGCAAAGTGGAGGGTGTGTGATGGAAAAGTTCGAAGAAGCTTGGAAAGAAAACAGACATGTTTGGGAATCTACAAAGAATCTAGCTAAGGCTATGTATTTGGCTGGTGAGGAAGCACAGCAAGCGAAATTGGAGGAGCTGCAAAAGCGTTTAGATAGAGCATTAAGAGAGACTCAATATGCTTTGCAGTATGTTGAAGAAGACATGCGCGGCAATCATGAGTTTCTACAAATGGCCATGATTCGAACATTTAAGTCTTTAGCGCAAGCACTCAAAGGTGGGCAAGTATGAATTTTGACAACGAAATGATTAAAGGTGTCTCGCAATCTGAATTTGAAAAAGATTTGGCAAAGCAGCTTATTAAAAACAGAAATCGAGTGTCAGATCAAATGCAAATTGATATGGACAATCTGCAAAAACTTCATAGCGGTCAGTATGTAATTGTTCCTAAAGAGCCAACTCAGCGGATGCTTAATGCGGGTCATGTTGCGATGAATCCGATCAAAGGTTCAGATGTACATTCTGGCACTAATCAAAAGCGTCGTGATTGCTACAAAGCAATGTTAAGAGCTTATCAGGAGTATGGCGACCAATGACTACATTCAAAGACGCTCAGCGCATTCAATCAAAAAAGATTGCACGTTCTAAGAAGTTTAATCGTGTGCCAACGGAAGACCAAGAACAAATCAC